TTATCCAGACTTCCAGGGAGAAGATTTATTTGAGGGTAAGATAAAGCCTATCCTAATTAATTCTGCTCTTCTATCAGCTCAAAATAGGCTGAGGCTGTATTGGACTAATATACCGAATGTTGAACAGCCAGAGGATCAAGGAATAGTTTTAAAAGATATATTAGTTAAAGAAGAAGAATGGCAAGAAGAAGTGCCACAATACTTACAAAATCATTTCCATGGTGAGCCAAGAGCAAATCAAGTAAGACATATTGATGTTGGTAAATCTAAGACTTTGACAGCGACTATGTATAAAGGACAAATCCAAAGTTGGATAAAAAAAGATGTAGAAATATCT